AAAGAAGTATCTACGAAGGGTGGTTTGATTTTAGGAGAGAATCACAGAGAAGATATAAGGTACAGAGAGGCTAAAGTAAAAACCATAGGAACGTTGGTTGAAGGAGTACAAGATGGGGATACCATTTATTACGACAGACACGCGGGGTTTGATATGGAAATTGATAAGGTTATATATAAGGTTATTAAAGAGTTTGACGTTGTTGTTGTTTTATGAAACGTTTAGAGGCCAATGATATAAAGAATTTAAGCTTACTAAAGCATTATCGCATTATCAGGCGGTGGGCTTGCAGAAACAATGGGCTTTCTGATGCAGATCTAGAGTTATTAATTTACCTAGACTGCATTGGTCTTTTTAACAGACTTGATTTTATAGATGGAGCTTATTCTTACAGTTGGGATAATAGAAGATGGGCAAGATTAAAAGCGGATGATTGGATAAATGTGTTTGCTAAAAGAAACAGAACAACTACAAAAAGTAATGTGTATAAAGTTTCTTTTAAAGGCAAGCAGCTAATAAACAAAATATACCGCATAATGTTAGGGGAAGAAGACATTCCAACTAGTACAAAAAGAAATGTTATAATGAAGGGTAAAAGATACTCTGACAAAGTCCTTATAAAATCAATTAAAAACGTAAACAACGATAAATCAATATAAATAACTATTATGAATGAACTTGAAATGGAGCAAGCAAGGCTAGATGGCATGGCAAAAGCCGTACAGGGGGAAGCAAAGCCAGAAATTGCAATACCGCCAATAGCTCCTGTAGCACCTATTGTTGACCCACTAGTACAAGCAACTAATACAAATTTTTCACCACGAACCCAGTTTGCAGCCAATAATATTTTTGGCACTCCAAGCGACAGAGGGCTAGTATAAATAAAAGCTATGAAAAGTAAAAAAATGGTAAAAACAAAAAGAATGTACAGCCCAGCTCAAGGGTCTGACGCGGTATGGGCAGGCCCATTAAATATGGATAACCAGCCACGAGGCTACGGATCTAGCAGTGGTTGTAAAGGCATTCAGTTGCTAGCTAAAAATATGCCAGAATACATACCAGGCCCAATCTCAAAGATTGCTAAAGGCAAGGATGGAATGGGTATGAATTAATGGTGATGGGAGACTTGAAGTTATATGCAGCCAACATGCTAGTAATGATGATTACTATGTCTGATATAGAAGTTATACTTAAAATACTTTTGCTATTGGTAACCATAGGGTATACCGCATTTAAATGGATCTCAATTGCAAAAAAATATAAAAAACACAGCAAAAAATAATATTATGCCAGTAAAAAAAGCAGTAAAGAAAGCAGTAAAGAAAGGGGCAAAAGCAGGTGCAAAGAAAGCTACAAAAGCAGTAGTTAATAAAAAGCTAGATAAGCTGCCACCAGCATTAAAGAAAGCAATCTTAAAAGCGAAAGCTAAAAAGAAAAAGTAAAAGCGATGGATAAGATAAGTAAACACGTATCTTATAAAGAAGCTACAAGAAGTGCAACAGCTGCACGAATGAACTTAAATAACGCTCCTGATGAAGACCAAATTAAATGTATGGGTATTTTATCAGAAAAGATATTTGAGCCCCTTAGAAAGCACGTGGGAGGCCCTATACGGATCAATAGCTTCTTTCGTTCTCCTGAATTAAACAAATCTGTTGGGGGTAGCACAACTTCTCAGCACTGCAAAGGCCAAGCTATGGATTTAGACGATTCATACGGCCATGCAACCAATGCTGAAATGTATGAGTTCATAAAAGAGAACTTAGACTTTGACCAGATGATATGGGAATTTGGCGATGATGATAACCCAGATTGGGTTCACGTATCTTACATATCTTCAAAAGCAAACAGGAATAGATGCTTAGCAGCTTATAAAGAGCACGGCAGAACACGATATAAAATAATATAATGGCATATACACAACCATCGAGTCCGTTTTTTGCAAAAAGCAAACCACCGGCTCCATCAAAAAAGAAATCTTTAGGGTACTATAATAAGGCAAATAAAACCGGGACAGGTGCTGCCGCAGGTGGCGGTATGACAGCGAAAGGTGTTGCAAAGTATAAAAGAGATAATCCTGGTAGTAAACTACAAACTGCTGTAACTAAAGATCCTTCTAAGCTAAAACCAGGAGGTAAGGCAGCAAAGCGTAGAAAAGCATTTTGCGCTAGGTCTAAAAGCTGGAAAAGTGAACGCGGTAGAGCCGCAAGAAGAAGATGGAATTGTTAATAATAAATAAATAAACATTATGAAAAAAAAGTACGATAACTCAGCAAAAGCTAAAATGATAAGAGTAGCAGCTGATGAAAAAGACAAGAAGAATGCTTCTGCCGCAGGCAAGGAAAGGTTAGATTATGATATTAAAAGCATGATCAATATGAAAGGAACTTCTATGGGATACGGTAAAATGTCAAAAAGCGGCATTATGCAGTGCGGAAGCTGTATTGGTAAACACATGAAAGGTAGCAGCGGGCTTAAAATGAGTGCGGACCTTAAGTACATGCCAGTTATGGACAGAGAGAAGGACGCGATGAAAAAAGGCGATATGTAATATGGGGTTTAAGTTATCTAACCCGCCATATAAGACCGAACCCGTCCCGGTCTATGAAGCAGACTTGGGACCTGGTGTTCTTGGACAAAGTAATAACAATGGCACTATCATAATAAATGAGAAGCTAGACCCTAAGTTTCACAAAGAGGTTATTAGGCACGAAGCTGTCCATATTAATCAAATGTCACGAGGCGACTTAGATTACGACGACAATAATATATATTGGAAGGGTAAGAAGTACTCAAAGAATAATCCCAAGATAGCTATGGCTAGCCCTGCTAATTCGCCTTGGGAAAAAGAGGCATATAAAAAGTCTAAGACTAAATATAAAGATACAAAATACAATGTCTAAAAAATTTAAGGATACGAAGCTAGGTGCATTTTTAGGTAATACAGCTCCACATATATTAGATATAGCTGGGGACTTATTACCAGATGCAGGCGTATTAGGTATGGTAAAAAACCTCATTGAGAAAGATGACAAGATTAAGCCTGAGGATAAGAAAGTAGCTTTAACAAAGACAAAAGAAATGTATGAGCTGGAGGTTAAAGACAGAGACTCAGCAAGAAGCAGAGAGGTGGAAGTTAAAAAGACTGGTAGCAAAGATATTATGATGATGCTTACGGGCATTGTAGGTTTAGTATCATTCCTATTTATCATATACGCGGTAGTTTACGAGGAAGGAGTTTTACATAATGAACTCTTTGTACACTTAATGGGCATGGTTGAAGGTGTTGTAATCAGTAACATATTTGCATACTACTATGGTAGCAGCGCAGAAAAGTAACAAAAAGCGAGTGATAATAAGAAGTAAGTAATCAAATTAAATTTAATATAATGAGAATAACAGACGAAGAGCTAGAGCTCATCAGGGAGCAACAAACAAAAATTGCTCAAATTAAGCAAGACATCGGCACACTAGAACTTAGAAAGCACGAGGTTATGGGCGTAATGCTTGATGTAAATCAAGAAGTCGAAGAAACAAAAACCACACTAGAAGAAAAGTATGGTCGTGTAAACATTAACCTTGATGACGGTACTTATACTGCTGTTGAGGAAGAAGAATCTAAGTAATGAGTAGTGTTGTAAGAAAAATCAGTATAGGATCTGATTACAAAAATGATGCAATGCACTATTCTATAGGACAGCAAGTGTATGGCGGTCATGAAATATCTGATATTCTTCTTGACGAGAAAGATAGTTCTTACAACATCTATATAAAAAAGGGTGAAGAAGTACTTCCTTGGAAAAAGTTTAATAGCAATATGGCTATTTCAGTTGAGTACGATTTACAGTATTAATGAAAAGTATTCACGATTTTATCGTAAAACCCATAGAGGGTCGATACAATAATACTGTAAAGGTTAATGAGGTTGATCTCATAGTTAACACAAGAATTGAAGAGTTTAAAAGTGTAAGTAAAGTTGCTGAAGTAGTAGCTTTGCCATTAGCTATAAATACTAAAATAAAAGTTGGGGATAAAGTCATAGTACACCACAACGTATTCAGAAGATTCTATGACATTAGAGGCAACGAAAAAAACAGTAGAAGTTTTATTAAAGAAGATATGTATGCTTGCTCACCTGAGCAGATTTATATGTATGGAGCAAATAAGACTAATCTTGATTATTGTTTTGTAAAACCTTTAGTAAGCCACGACATTTTTTCTTTAGATAAAGAAAAGCCACTTGTTGGAATATTAAAGTATGGAAACAAAGGGTTAGCCAATGTAGGGATAAATGAAGAGGATTTAGTATCTTTTAGACCAGAGTCAGAGTTTGAGTTTATCATTGATGGCGAACTATTATATTGTATGAAATTAAATAACATTGTTGCGAAACATGAACGTAAAGGAAACGAAGAAGAATATAATCCAAGCTGGGCAAAGAGCAGTTGAGGAATTAATAAAGGTAGCTAAAGAGGCTATTGTTGATTCAGACGATGACTTATCTGCGGATAAGTTAAAGAATGCAGCTGCAACTAAGAAGCTAGCAATATTCGATGCTTTTGAAATTCTAAACAGAATTGAGCAGGAGAAAGAGATGTTAGATGATAAGCCTAAAGACGACACCAAAAAGAAAAGTGAGTTTAAAGGGTTTGCAGAAGGTAGGGCCAAATTCAGTTAGTATGTACGAACAAACACTATATAAAGTTCTAGATAACTATATAAAGGCATCTACTATAAAAAAGAAAAACAGGCATAGGACCTGGAAGTATGGTTATGATGAAGACCATGACATGGTCATTATAAGTAAAACGGGTAAGATAGGAGCGATTTATGAAATACAAAATCTTAAGATAGCCTTACCTGCTGAGTTTGAAACTCATAACTTTAAAGACAAGAAGTGGTCTCACACAGAGTACCCTAAAGAATTAAATAGAATAAAAACAATCTTTGATTGGAAGGAGTACCCTGAAGATTTTAAAGAAAAATGGTACGATTATATTGAGAAAGAATTTGAAAGAAGAGAACAGGGATTTTGGTTTAATAATAAGGGTAATCCTACTTACATTACTGGCACTCATTATATGTACTTGCAATGGTCAAAAATTGATGTTGGGCCGCCCGATTTTAGAGAATCAAACAGGTTATTCTATATATTCTGGGAAGCCTGCAAAGCGGACCATAGAGCCTTTGGGATGTGTTACCTTAAGAATAGACGGAGTGGATTCTCCTTTATGTCTTCAGGAGAGACAGTTAACCTTGCCACAATATCAGTTGATTCCAGATATGGAATACTTTCAAAGTCAGGGCCTGATGCAAAAAAGATGTTTACCGACAAGGTTGTACCAATCTCGGTTAACTACCCGTTTTTCTTTAAACCCATACAAGATGGTATGGATAGACCAAAAACAGAACTTGCATATAGGATACCTGCTTCAAAACTTACAAGAAGGAAACTTGATGCTAATGAAAACCCAGAGGATCTCAAAGGGCTGGATACTACGATTGACTGGAAAAATACAGGTGACAACTCCTATGATGGAGAAAAACTAAAGTTACTTGTACATGATGAATCAGGCAAATGGGAGAAGCCTAATAACATACTAAATAATTGGCGGGTTACAAAGACTTGTCTTAGATTAGGTAGTAGAATTATTGGTAAGTGTATGATGGGTTCAACATCAAACGCGCTAGATAAAGGAGGAGATAATTTTAAAAAATTATATTATGCATCAGACGTCACGAGGAGAAACAGCAATGGACAGACTGCTTCAGGATTATATTCTTTGTTCATACCTATGGAATGGAACTACGAAGGATACATTGATTCTTATGGACTACCTGTATTCGATACACCAGAAGAGCCAGTAGAAGATCCTTATGGGATGCCAATTAAGCAAGGAGTTGTTGAGTTCTGGGATAATGAAGTTGCAGGTTTAAAAGATGATCAAGACGGGTTAAATGAATTTTATAGGCAGTTTCCGAGAACGGAACAACACGCTTTTAGAGACGAAGCAAAAGAATCTTTATTTAATCTAACAAAAATATATCAGCAGATAGATCACAACGAATCTATGGCGGCAAGCACTCTTGTTACAAGAGGTAACTTCCAATGGGAGAATGGTATTAAAGATACTAAAGTGATGTTTATGCCAAACAAAGACGGGAGGTTTTATGTTTCATGGATACCACCAATTAGTTTGCAGAATAGAATTATATCTAAGCACGGAACGAATTACCCAGGCAACGAACACTTAGGGGCATTTGGATGTGATAGTTATGATATATCAGGAACAGTAGACAGCAGAGGTTCTAATGGTGCTTTACATGGGCTAACGAAGTTTAGCATGGAAGAAGCTCCAGCTAACCATTTCTTTTTAGAATACATTGCTAGGCCGCAAACAGCGGAAATGTTTTTTGAAGATGTATTAATGGCATGCGTGTTTTATGGTATGCCAATACTAGCAGAGAATAATAAACCTAGATTATTATATCACTTTAAAAATAGAGGTTATAGAGGGTATTCAATGAATAGGCCAGATAAAGCATATAATAAG